TTATTTTATTAACTACATGATACATCAATATTGCATATAACTTTTTAAGTAATATTCGTTGCGACTTATTCATCTTAGACCACGCGTAATATCTCATACCTCGAGCTAAATAGAGGTATAACATCCAATCCGAAATATGTTTATCTAATCCTGTTATATCTCCATCAACCCAAAATACTTCTGGATTATTATAATTCATTTTCACAGCTAAATCGTACCACCCTCCATACCATACTTTAACTCCTATTGTTATAACATCTCCTCGTTCAAATAACATTCGCTTCTTCTGTAAGATGTCCGACAACAATGTCAAAGTCAATTCTGGTATAAAGAATTCTCTCCCTTTATTCATAAATTGTGGCAATTTAGATAAAGGCTTTAGTATATGGTATCGCCATTCTCCCTTCAACTTTGTGATATTATAGACTTGAAACTTAGGATCTTGATTCATAGCTAAATCTATGATCAACCTATGCAATTTTCTCATACAGGCTTCATACAAATGTATCTTTTTCCCTGCTGTAACTATTCTATAAGATACTCCGTCTCGCTCATATGTAGTTGGTCTCGCATTTATAAATCCTCCTGAAGTAAACAATTTTATTCTCTTTAAACATTCTTCAGGTGAGTATTGGAATGATAGTCGGTCTATATATTGATCACTTCTCAACTTTTGCTCCAGTACTCTCACCGCTGGTGTGATAAAATTTCGAGACACTCTTAAATACTTTCTGTCTGCAGTGTCAAAACTAAAATCTTTCATTAAATATAAAATTTTATCCTCTCTACTGGTATAGAAATTGGTAGTAAATATAGTTCGGGGAAAACTTTTACCATCTACTACTTCTTTCTCCGTCAACATTCTTCGAATTGACATTGTATTGTAAACCCGCCGTTGTAACGTCTGGGGGTCCTTAGATACATTCATCATATCACATATCAGGTCATCTACTGTCGTAGTCAACGCTGGCACAAAATCTGCCATTCTTATTTCTGTCGGCACTAAACCATTTTTTTGTGGCGTGATAGAATTCAAATTTATTGTCGACTTTGGTTTGTAATGTCTTAAGTAAAATTCGTAAAACATCTGGCTATTGTCATACCGTTCTACGCGTGTTTCTTGTTTAACTGAATCATAAACCAAGTGATATTTACTTAATAACATAGCATATACTCGAGCATGAGCTTCTCTTTTAGTTTGTCCACTGTAACAAAAAGGTTCTATTTCTAACGGATTTCCGTCTGTATCTTCTACTTTCGATTGTACATAAATTTTAGTCATAGTATTGTGACATTCGCATCTATCATATCGCATTTCCATTCTGTCCTTATGTCTAAAAAAAAGATAATTAGTTAAAGGATTTCTCGGTAATGCAATCTTAGCTAAATATAATGCAAAGGTAGAATTCGTTTTTTTTTTTT